CTTATTGTAGGCTAAAGCGATATTAGTTGAACCTGATGTAATATTCTCATATATAGAATAGTAATACTGACCCAAATATTCAAAATTGACTTGTGGTGTTGTACCAGTAAGAACAGTTGTCGGTGCCTCCACAAATCTAAACTTATCATAACGAACATTACTGGTTATGACTTGAGGATAGAAACTTATTCTCTCCTTTGATGCTATATGTTGGAATGAGAATAGATAATATGGATTTGGTAATGTCTTATTCATAGACACCGTAGCAATCATATTATTTACCTCATTTTTTCGTATTATCAACATTCTCGCTTATTATGTAATGTGCGTCAAGTTTATCATCTATCAAAACAAATAAAATATTCATAAAAAAAATTATATTTCATTTATTGTTGAACCTGATGGTATTGGTGTTGGAGCGGGTGGAATGTAAGGCCCAACATAAACTGATAATGTCAAATCCTTAACCCATTCATGCTCTGGGTAAATTGAATTATCTATTTCCTGACTTGAAATAAACCAATCCTGATTTGCGTCTAGTGTTGGATTGAAATATACATCAGAACATACTAATTGTCCTACTAAACTATCTTTTTGATGTATTGTGAGTATTGCTACAAATTGTTCCATTTTAATATGTATTTCGTCCTAATGTTGTTTGGAATGTGTTTATAATTGTTGATAATGTGGATACTTCCGATGCGGTTAATCCTGAACCAATACTCACAAATCTATATTCGTTGTCGTAATGTTGTATTGGAGTACCATTATTCATAGCCGCAATATAATTACTTCTCGTCATCGTACCTCTACTTACGCTAGTAGTATCTATAATTGTAGCATTACGATATAAGGTTTCATCACTTGAACCACTTGAAGCCATCAATATAAACCCTTGTGTATCAGGTGTTGTTGTTGTACCTACACCAGTAGAACTAACACCATAGAACCATCTAGGCCCTCCATCTTGTGCTATAACATTATATAATTGTGATCCTCCGACAACTTCAGCGCAACCGAAATAATTTGTGCCACCAACAGGAACATTATTATTCCCCATATAAATACTATAATGCTGACTATTCAAGGTTAATGCCGATGGAGCCAAGAATGTATCAGCATAAGCGGTTGTTCCGTTTGATGTCGCACCAGATGGGTTGAAAGTCCAACCACCAAAGAAGGTCAATCTATATGCGGCATCCGTATTAACAGGGTTTTTACCATTAAACTTACAACCATCACTATTACCCCCTAGCATCGGATAGAATGCTTCCATCTTCTCATACAATCCATTACTTACCAAAGAAGTAAATAATGTAATAGTTGCAGCGGATACGGTTGAAGTAATACCAGTACCACCAGCATCAACAACGGCAGTCAAATAAGCATTTGCCTCAGTTGTTCCACTTGCTGGTGGAGTGGAACTTGGAGTTGGTGTTATTGTTGGTGTAGTTGTTGGTGTAGTCGTATTGGTTGGTGTTGGTGTCAAAGTTGAACTCGGAGTAATGCTAGGCGTCGGTGTTGGTGAAACATTAGGACTTGGAGTTGTTTGTCCTATAACTGTCCCACCTTGTTGAATAGCATTCTCATATCCATCAACTCTTTTGAACCTTGACCTTTTGACATCCCAACTATCAAAAGCATTAACATTTAAGGGAGTTTTTGACTTCCCTTCAACTTGTTTTTGTGGAGAATAAAAGGTTTGTTGTTTCCCTAATACTCCCCATAATCTTTTGTCTATTCTATTACTCATATATTTTGGAGTGGCTAAAATAAGAGGGGAATAAATCCCCTCCTATTATTTTTTTTTAGCAAGCACAAGATGCTAAACTAAATCCTACAAGGGTAGATGATAGAGACCCAGCCAATTTCTTAGCAGGTTCTTTTTCAAATCCTTCAAGGACAACAGTATAACCATATCGGTCTGCAAAGGCGGTTCCAGTTTCGGCAGTACCTGTTTGCAGGGCCATGCCAAAATCTTCGCCTAAATAAAATACATCACCTTCATTTGTCTCAACAAATACCTTCATATCGGTATTTTGAGCCAAGAGTTTTATTTGGTTTCTCGTAGATTGTTGTAATTTAAGGAATACTAAATTAACAATTTGATTATATACTACGGTTCCATTTTCTAAACTCGCTTGGATTGTCTCAACAAAGTTGGATGTATTTTTTTCTACTTGGAACTGATATACAGTTCCACCAGTACCACCTACTGTAAGGATTTCTTGGTCTCCGTTTTCAGTTGTGCCAGTCACGCAGCCTGCGATGACATACACATTTTTAACACCACCAACCGCATCACGGCATCCTTTGCACACATTAGATGATACAAAACAAGATGAAAAACTCATAACTTTTGTTTTTTAATTTTTTGACTTTTCAAGTCGGTTTATTTTTAGGTTAATCCGTTAGTAATTACGAACTGAGGCCAAGCAATTTGAACCCCAATTTTGAAGTTTGCTCTTAATCTTACTTCGTCAAAATCAACAGAATAGAACATTTTAAGATTGTCCATGTCAGACATCAAATCCACACCAGCAACTACGTAGCCAGCAGGAGCCAACATAACAAGATTAGAGTTTAACAAACCACCAACTGGATGAACCAATACGTTTGTAGCAGGGTGGAAAGTTTTGAACTCCTCATAAGACCCTTCAGGGTTGAAGTGGTAGTAGTTCGCTGTTCTGTAGTTAATTAAATACTTACGGTAGTTGCTATGAGACATGAATACAACCCAGTCAGTTCTATTTACAACATCATCAGGGATTTGCTCAATAAGAGCATCAACTTGAGATAATGCAGTTGTAGAATTGATTGGTGATTGACCTGGTACAACAATACCACCTGTGATAGTTTGAGTATCAGCGGTAGTTCCACTTACACCTCTAACCAACTGCTTCAAACCTGAGAAGCAAGTTGTTCCTGAAGAAGCACCCCAGATTTGGTTTTCTACATACTGAGAAATCTGAGCCGTTTTCAATTCAGATATTTGTTGCTCAAAAGGAACTGTCTCTGGTGTTGAACCTGGAGTCAATAACTGACCTAACCAGTAATTATTCAAATCAGCAGGACACAAGGTCTCGTTGATTTTATATTGACATACTGTGATGTCTCTTTGAGTATAGATGGTTGAACCTGATGGATCCCATCCGCAAGTACCATCCTGAACGTACAAATCACTATTCAAAAGGTTAATTGCCTGTGAGCCCTTTACACCTGGTTGAACTTTAATCAACTTGATTGTCTCACTTTCCAAAATTGCTCTTCTAATCAATTCTCCACCAACTTCGTCTGTGTAAGTTGATAATGAAGACAAATTGAATGAAAAGTCATACTTTTTGTTTGCCATAACTTTAGTTATTTTTTTTTAGTTTATTTTATTTTTTGTGGAAACCTTGTCTAATACTAACAAGTTGAGAGATGTAATCATCTTTCGCTTGGTTTAGTTCAGTTTGGATTTGGTTTTTACCAACTCTTAGAGGTTCTCCTGCGGGTTCCTTCGCAAACTTGGAGACCTTCTTTTTCATTTCCTCTTGGTCTGCTACGATACTATCAATTTTGTCTTTGATTTCTCCTAATACAGCCATTAGTTCCTTCTTGAAACCTTCCATATTGTCGTTTCCTTGTGATAGAGCGGGAGTTGTCATCCCCATTTCTTCCTCTACTTCTTTTTCTTTTTCAGAGGCAAGTTCAACATTCTCTCTTTCAGTAATTTTTCCGTCTTTAGTGATAATCTTGATGAGAACTTCTTTACCTTCTGTGTCTTTGAGTTTCAACTCATGTTCTCCATCGGGTGCTGGTTGTTCTTTTCCATCAGGACTTACTACCATAACTTCTTCACCAACGTCAAATGTTGGGGATTTCACTAACGTTCCATCCTTTAGCATCGCTTCTACGAAGTTTTGTTTTTGTTCCATATTGTCATAATTTATTTTTTGGACTAATCCGTCCTTAATTGTTATTTTGGTTGTGTCGTCCAACTCAAACTCACCATCAGGTGCTGGTATTTGCCCGTCTTTATTTATAATATAAATAGGTTCTCCAACAGCCAAATCACCTTCGGTGATAATTTCGTTGCCATTTTCTTTGATTTTGTAAGAATTAAACTTATTCAACCCTAGCAACTTGTTTATTCTGCGTATAGCATCTTGGTATTTCATATAATTTGTTTTAGAATATTTTTGATTTCATTAAGTATTTTATTGTTGTCGGCACTAAACTTTGCTTTTTCAAGGAAATAACCTTGAACGGAAAAACCATTCAATTTACCTTCTTTGACTTTTTGCCATATAGCGTCGTCTTCAATCTTCATAGAAACCATCCAAGTTCCTTTTGGATAATCCATACCGAAAACTTGTTGTTTATCTTTTGCTGGGTCATTAACAATCCAACTTTCAACGACAGATACTCCGTTCAAAAACCTTCTTCCGTGTTCTACATTTGTTTTGTCTAATAATTTTTCCAACATAAACTTCTGTTGAAGTTTCTTTATAGTTTCAACTGTGAAATATACATAATAGATTTCACCAGTTATTTCATTTCTCCTGATAATCATTTTATCAGGAACCATAGCAGGGCCGACTACCATTTTTTCTTCCATACTGAATACAGAAAAACTCATCTCATTTCTTATAGATTTCAATTTGTCTGCAGCCCAATCTATTCCTGTTGTTCCACCCCATCCTAACCAAGCAACATAACCCTTGTCTTTCCAAGGCGTGTCTTTGTATTCAGGTGCTACTTCACTATTCTTTTTATGTCTTTGGAAACCAGACATTCTGGCTATTGTTTCCTCACTTATGTTTTCACCCTTACACAACTGATTTGCTCTTATCCATCCAACTTGGGTCATTCCTTGTACCTCATCACCATATTCTTCTTTCCACTTGATTGCCTTACAAGCGTTGTTCTTTGCTGATGATGGATAGTCATTATAAGACGCAAAAACCTCCGCTGAGGCTTTCTCATACTTTGGATGTTTCTTTGGTAATAAATCATTATCACCTGTATATTTTTTATTCTCAGGTCGTCCTTCTTTAACAATATAAAGAAACGCATTTACACGAGCAAGAGCCCACTGCTCTGCTGACCTAACCTTTGGTGAATGTGATACATTATACGCGCCAACTCCTCTTTGATAAACTGATTTCAACATTCCCTTATCAACGCCATAATCAAGTTTGTCTTTGTATCTTTCGTTGAAATCTTTAACCTTATCTTCTAATATCTTTTCTACTCTTTCACTTACCACAGCACCTCTCTTACCTGATGCATCACCCTTTGCAGTTCCTTCACCTTTTGGGTTAGGATTTGGTGTATCACTCTTTGGTGCTTTATCACTTTCTCTAATACCACCTCTTTCACCTACAACAGCAAACTCTTCAAGTATAGCCCCAAAGTTTAACATAGGATTATCACTTCCTCCAACATCATCAGCATCTTCTCCATCTTCACCTGTCTCATATTCTGTCTCATCTTTTGGATGTGTCTTACAAGGCATGTATAAAGTTTTTCCGCCATATTCGTGGGGATGCGAACCCTCACAACCAATCAACATAGCAATTGCTTCAGCGTCTTCTTGTTTCTCAAATAAAGGTAAAGAAGCAAGAACTGGTTTTTTCTTTGGTTTTGAGATTTGTTCTACATAAGGACTTAACGCACTTACATCAGGGTTTGATGTTGAGAACCCAACTCTTGGCGGGGTATTACCTGCTTCAATAGTTGCTGTGGTTCTTGTGTCTGGTCCTGGCATATCATCCTCATCTTCTACCCCTGTGGTTATTTTATCATTATTGATAATTCTACCTGCTTGTTGATACATAAGTTGTACCCATCTATGACGACAATTATATGACCCTCTCCATGTAAAAATATCATATCCATCAGGGCCTACTTCATTTACAGAACGATTACTCATTTCCATAATGTCCTCAATTCTGAATACCCTACGAGCATTCATCATTTCAGCACAGAATGTTCTATTGAGTTCATCTTTAGGCCCAACATACTTATATCTAAATCTAACATCAGGAGTATCTTGTGCTGATGGTAAATTGGGATTACTGATGATTTGGAACTCTTGTTTTCCAACTGCTTTAACTGATGTAATTTCCCAACCTTCTTTCTCAAGGAAACCTTGTGGTTCTCCATAAGCATGGAACATTTGTATCACCTGTGGTATTTTTTCATCTGCTAAAATATAGTGAGAACATTTCCCATCCTCACAAGGTGATATTTCTTCTTGGTTAAAGTATTCAAAGTTTGCTTCATGTGCTGGCATTTCTACTAATGCAATTCCATCAAGCCCCGCTTCTTCGTCTCCGTCCTGAATTATAAGTTCAATAATTTTAGGGGTCATATATTATTAAATATCAATTTTTTTATAAAGTTCAATTTTTATATTGTTGAACGAGTTTTGATGTTTCTATCCATCATTTGTTGGTTAGTCATATCACTAGCAACTACATAAGTTTTGATAGGTGCCTGACTTACAGTCAAAGAGTTCTGTAAATCTAGTAGTGCTTGGTCTTGTGAGAATGACCCTACTGCTAGTCCTCCATCAGCAAATCTCTTACCTCCACCAATAGAATTGATTGAAGATAATAATGGTCTAAATAATGATGTAGATTTTGCGTTTATCACACTCTCACCATTACTTAACATAGCGGGGATTAAATCACTCTTAGGGCCTCCTATTCCTTGAACCAATCCACCAGTTGCCATACCTCTTGGTCTTGGAACTGATGTGCCAGAT